CCTTTCGCACCTCTTATCCTTTGATATAGGGTAGTACCTTTTTTTCAAAACAAACCCAGAAATTTCTTTTTTTCAGCCTGTTTTGCTGGTTTCACGCCATCCCCCTCATAATCAGGGCATATATCATCCCGATGCGCCTTCTTAGGCCCGTTGTGGTTACAGATACCGACATCCAATGGGTTTCCATATGCCCATAACTCATCCCAGGATACGCAATTACCGCAGCATGCTTTCTCTTTGGCCATTTGTTCCCGCCTTTCTTTTGTTTATTTGCGCTTGTCCACCCATTCCCCGCATATCTTCTGATACTGCTCCGGCAATCGTCCAGTAATTACAAAATGGCAAGCAGCTATCAATTGCTCACGAGTTGCCATAGACTCACCGATGATTGTTGCAAGTGGCTCATGTTGACTCTGTATCTCCGCATACCGGCACATTATAGTCTTGTTTTCAAGCAGCTGCGCCGCATAATTATACTGCTGATATGCCGCGTCTTTTTCCGCTTTCGCTTGCATGTACCTTCCAAAATCTGATACTGCCATTTGTTCCCGCCTTTCTTTTGTTTACTTGCGTTTGTCCACCCATTCCCCACACCATTCGTCCCGGGCTACCCGCGGGCGCATGGCCTGGTATGATTGCGCGTCCATATCCAGGGAAGGCTTTAAGATACTGGGCGGGAAGCGATGGCAATGCATATCTGTGTAGTATATACATGTAGCACAATGCTGGTCTTTGCTTATTGGCCCCGCCTCTACTGTTGTGGATTGCTGTTTAGGTTGCTGGTATGCTCTCTTGTTGACCTTAGCCATGTGGCCCCCCTTTGGAAGTTGATATTGTACTTATATTCAAAAGCCTTTTTGCCTATTATATGTACCTCTTGGTGATGGTATCTACATAATGGTATAGTCTGGTAGTCGCTACATTTCTGGCCTATGCCGCGCCGCCCAAAATGATGCGGTTCCGAATAATCGGATAATGGGCGCATGATACTGTTGCAAGCATAGCACTTCTGCTTTCTTATCCATACCAAATATTCCGGGTCGCGGGCCGGTTTTGTTTTAGGGAATGATTTCAATTCGCTCATATTTATTTATTCGAATAAGGTTGTTTGGTCTATATCATTTTTAATAGGCTTTCTGTTTACCCACCAATTCCAATATGCCTCACCATCTTTGAACAAACGCTTTGCTGATTTAGATTTTGAATAAGTTTCAATAACTGCCCGATGCCAAGCTCTTTCAATTTTCGGCCATCTTGCCCTGTGTCGCATCAACTCAACGCCACCAATAATCGGGCACATCACACACCCGATTCTTTTGAACCCTTCATCATATAGTGAGCAATACGGCAACTTTTTTGAATTTATATATTCCCAAACGTCATTGTCTGACCAATCAAGAATAGGGTGTATATAGGTTTTTCTGTAATACTTGGTGCATTCCTCAACCATCTTACGTGAAGCCCTTTTATGGCTTTCTGCACTTCTTATTCCTGTAACTACCCGCCTATCAACCCCACCGCACTCTTTGTAATATTTACAGCACCATCGTTTTTGGTGTGTTGGAACACACCTCTGCTTCTCTATCATCATTTTCAAAAGCGGCATTTTGGGTGGATGAATAACAACATCTGGTTGATGCTTCCGAATATGCCAAACAACTTCTGGTGGATCAATTGTTGTTAAATTATGGTGAAACGTTGCTTTTACACCAGATCGCTTTACAAGGTCATAAATTACGGTCGAATCTTTCCCGCCAGATACCGCAACCCAATATCCTTCTGGTGGCTCAAATGTCTTTAGCCGTTCAATAGATATGGCTACCTTATCACGTTCACCAAAAAGCGTCAGGTCTTTTAATGGCATTTCATCCCCATATCCTTTTTAGCGTTCCCGCCTCACGGTCCCACATCAAACCCTTAACATTTTCCCGCGGCCGCCGCAGCCACCATTGGCAAAGCATCAAACCCCGGACCTCTGGCCATAAGCGCCCATGGATAACATAAACCGAACTTTCGCGCCAGGCCGGGATCTGGTTGCGGTCGCTGCTTAATGGCCATATTGATATGATTTTAACATCCCAGTCCTTTTGCTCTTTGCATTTGCGGATAAACCGGGTCAAATGGCGGAAGGGCGGATTTAACCAACACCATCCATCCAATGGCCAATCGATACTTAAAGCGTTCTGCCGTTCCGTATAATACCGGCTGCATTTGGCATTGTCAGAATTGGCCGCCATATCATACTTAAACTTAATGCAAAAGTATTCTTCAACGGCTTTTATAAATGAATCGGGCGTTTCGATGTTCTGGTTACTGTTAGCCATTTTCCTTTATTGCCCTTTCCAATAATTCCCGCACCCTGTCCGGCCCAAGGGCGATAACCTTTTCCTTCACATCCACCGGCAACTTGATCACATACTGATCCATCGGCTTACGGAATTTCACCGGCCGCCCGGCTTTGCGCTTATTCATTCAGTCCCCCTTTTTATTTTCATCAGCTCAAATAATTCGTTCACCAATATTATGTCTTGTTCCGGCCTGGATGAGATATTCAGGCTTTCACTTAAACCATAGCATTTCCCATCCTTATAAAAGCCCGCGCTAATAACATACAAACCAAGCGCCGCATTTTTATGGCTTACCATGGGCGAAAACAAAACCACTTGCTCCATTCCCAGGGTTTCCACAATCAAGTATTTGATAGGCATTTTGCCCTTCCTTAAAAAAGGTTGATAATCCGCGCCGCCATTCGGCAAATCGCATATAAAGCAATTCCAGATATAACCCATGAACCAAACACCAATCCTATTGCGTATAAAGCATATTTATTCACCCCGCCCCCTTCCTTCTTACTATACCATGTAATTCGTCACTCCAATTCCGAACATCTTTAATAGTTTGGATTTTTAAACATTCATCAATATCTGTTTTTGTATAATTTTTTAATAATTTCCTTTTTTTCCTGTAACAATTCTTAATAGCTTCCAAAGCTGGGTACTTTATTGGATACCAATCGATAAAATTTGTGCGTTGAAATATTTTTGGATAAACATCAATAGTTTCAACTATGCAAAAACTATCTAATACCCTTTTATATTCAATCTCATCTAACAAATTATCTATTAGTCTATCTACTGGTGGGCGACCAATTTTCGAATATAGATTTCTGCTATTTGGGTGAATCTTCATTTTTCAATACCGATTTATTCCATCCCGCCAACTATGCGGCCGCATTGAAATGCAAAACTGAAATCATGCCATATTCGCGCAATCGCCCCCAACGCCATCCCGGTTGCCAGCAAAAAACCGTACCATAACCAACGCCCCGGCCATATGATTGAAACAATTTTCTTTCGCTCTTTCCTTATCCACCGAATGCGCTTGATAACCTCAAGCTTGCCCGATAACCAGCTTATGGCTAAATTCCTGTGCGCCCGCTTCATTCTTTAACCCCTTCTGTATACTCAAAGCTTATCACATTTACAATATCATCGGGATTGCATTTATAATGGTCGACAATCATTTGAACAAAGTCTTTCGGCTCCATACACCAAAAACCTTCAAATAAACAACCCATAGTATTTATTGCATTCAACGGTTCCCGGCGCGTTGCCATGATTCTAATGGGGCCGCCGATTTTTTCTATCCGTTCCCCCTTTTTTAACCCCATGGCTTTTTTAACAGGCTGAACCAAATCACCAGGTTTCAAAAACCACCAGCCAAAACGCCGCGTTTCCAATTTCTGTTGGTTTTTAATCTGTTCCGTTGTCATAGCAAAAGACATATTTCGCATTTTTAACCACCTCAACGCATTTCTTTGCAAACTGAAATTAAAAAGTTATTCCATGCAATTCTAAAATTTAAGCTTTGAGCAATAATCGTATTCTCTGGATATTTGCCGTAAATCATCTGTTGTTCAAGATGGTATTTTACAATTTGATTGTTTTCTCGTATCCATTTTTCAGTCAATGCCAGAAGTATTTTAAATATCAATTTTCTCATTTTATTTATCGCCATTATGCACCCCTTCCCAATTGTCCTTTGTATTTATGCAAAATCTTTTTCCCCAGGGCCGCTTGCATTTTCGTCAAACATCCCATGCCCGCCAGGTCATGGCCAATTCGCGCATCGATTTTATTGAAGCCAACCCCATTCCGGATATTCGCAAAGTCCGTATCGTCCCCGGCCAGGGTTTTAAGGTCAATATGAATCTGCCGGATTTCTTCGGGCGTTAAATCTTCGGCCATGGCCTTTAGTTGCGATCTGGTCGATGTTTCCCGCTTTTCCTTCATTGGCAAAATCGGTTCTTTGCGTATCATCACATCCAAAGCCTGGTCAATTATAGCCTGTTTGGATACAATCGTTTTCGCCATTACCGCATCAATTGAACCTTCCAACACCAGATGTTGCACCAAAACGCTTTCTTCCTGGCCTATTCTATGCAAGCGATCTTCGGCCTGGCTAACATTCCCTGGAACCCAATCCAGTTCCGCAAATACCACGGTCGAAGCCTTGGTCAACGTTATACCAACGCCCGCCGCCCGGATTGTGCCGATGAATACCCGGACCTGGCCGCTTTGGAAGTCATCAACCGCTTTTTGCCTATCTTCCATTTTTGTTTCGCCGGTCAAAACCGCGCTTTTGATTTTCTTCTGCGCCAGCCCCGCCCGGATGCTTGCCACAACATCGTGATGGTGCGCCATAATGACCAGGCTTTCCACATCGTCCAGAACATCCAAAACGTGTTCAATCACTTTCGGAACCTTGGCCATGGCCGTTTCATGCCGGATTCTGGATATTTCGCTAAAAGCCGCGCTTGATGCTTCCCCCAGGTTTTCAACCGCCGCCGCATACTCATCATCCGAACCAGCCCGGGCCAATTCCAGGGCCGCTTGCAATCCTGAAATTCGGTCTTGCATGGCCGCATATGCCCGCGCCTCTTTCTCAACCAACCCCGAACATCCATTGGCCGGAATCTCGATCACTTGCCGCCTTTTTTCCGGTAATTCCTTTAAAACGTCCTTTTTTAGCCTTCGGATCATCACGGTGGACCTCAGGCTTTCCTGGAGTTCGTCCAGATTCCGCGCGCCGCTGAAATCCCATCCGTACCCGTTATTGTGAGCATCGCAATATCTTTTTGCGTACCAAAAGAAATTGCCCCAGGTTTGCGGGTCCAGATATGAAATAAGGGAATGCAGTTCGATGGGGCGGTTTACAATGGGCGTGCCGGTCAAAAGCATGCGCCGTTTAGCTTTTATTGGTTCAATGGCCCATTCCGATTTCCGCGGTTCCCGGTATCCCATTATCTGCTTTGTGCGAAGCGCCTTTTTGTTTTTCATATAATGGGCCTCATCGCAAACAACCAAATCCCATTCCCGGCTTTTGTCGATGCGCCCGATTATATCGTAATTCACAATATTGATCCCATCCATGGTTTTAACCCATTTCGATGTGATAACATTTATTCCCATTTTTCGCACAATCCATTTTTCCGCTTCCCTGGCCCAATTCAGCCGCAAGGAAGCCGGGCATATAATCAAAACGTTTTCGATTTCAGGTATCGCGTTTATCACACCAAGCGCCTGGATCGTTTTTCCCAGGCCCATCTCATCCCCTATTAAAACGCCTTGCCGCTTAATGGCGTATGCAATCCCGGCCTTTTGATAACCCAGGTATTCGCAGCCTTCGGGGGCGGGGATCTCAATATCAATATCCGCCTTTTTGCTTAACTCGATTTCTTTGTTCGTTTCCGCCAGTTGCGCCTTGGCCTCATCATCGGCCCATCGTTCAAGCTTCCGCGCAACCGCCCCACGGTCGGTCCACCAGGCCCGCAGTTTCGGATCCCAACGAAAACCCGCTTCCTTCGGAACCATGCGCTCCACATAAGATGAAAGCAGAATGAAGCGTTCGTTTTTATATGTCAAAGTCATTTGCGCCGCTTTCTCCAAAACCGGTTGCCGTTCCACAAAACCAAGCGAATGAAAAGATTGGTCATTTTATACCCTTTGAAGCCCGTATTCTAACGGAAAACAAGTTGGAAGCGTTGATTGTATTATCATATCCACATCAACCGTTTCGCCATCATCACAATAATCGGTTGCCGGTTCTTCGTTTTCACGATCTAAAAAATAAACCCGCTCTGAACTGCCGTTTTCATTTGATACAACAATAAGCCTGTAAGATTTCATCCTTCCCCCTTGCCCTGCCGGGCGGTTATTGTTTGTTTCTACTATTATTATATAATATAATTAATTAAAATGCAAGCAATTTATTAAAAAAAACCCCCCGGGCCGAAACCCAGGGGATCGCGCAAAGGAAGAATGAAGAAGTACTTTCAATTTACCTTTTTTCTAAGCTATTTGCAAAGTCTGCATTTTCCTTATGTCAGTCCTCAAAAATTCATCCAGGTTAAAAGGTTCCTTTATGGCATCCGCAAAGGTCACTTCCGGGCCGGTCATTTCGTAGCATTGGCCATTATAAATCATTGCGTATTTTTCACATCCAATCAAGCCCATAACGAACTTTTTCCCTTTTTCCGTTATCCGGTAATATCCCGCGCCGCGCCGCCCGTTTTCCGTTCGTTCCAACAATCCCCAAAAGCACAAAAGCCCGTGTTTGTTCCCCTTCGGCCGGTTCTTCCCGAATATGGACAAATAGGAATCCACATGGATAGGCTTCGAATCCGGGTATCGGTGGAAATGCCGGTATATGATGGCCAAAGCGTGCGCCATGCTCTTGCTTATCGTATAGGCATATATTTGAACGTGCTGCTTGCACAAAGGGCATCGACAGCCGCCCGGTTCGGCCGCCTTGCTCCTTATCCACGCGTTTTCAATACCGAAATCTTTAATTGCCTTTTGTTCAATATTCAATGGTAATGAAATATCGAATTCCTTTTTCCATTCCCCTTCCTTCTGGCATTGGTAGGAACAATAATTCGGATTCGTATATTTGTTTTCCGATCGGCCATCGTAATATTGCCGGGAACAATTAAGGCAAGTCCGCTTCATTTTTTTGCGCCTTTCTCTTTCGCTGGTTTCTTTTCAGGTTTCTTATCCTGTTTTGGCGGCCTTTCATCCATCTTCATGGTTGTTTGCTGCCGATGGCCGTTCAAATATTTGATGGCCTCATCCTGTAGCTTGTCCACCATTTCGCGCAATTCTTCGGATATGTCCCGCTTCGGGTTTTCCTTGTCCTCGCGTTCCAAGCGTAAGGGCGAATTGATAACCATAACCCCGGTTGAATGCAAAAGCTTTTTAAAGCCGCTCAAAATGATTCCCATTCGGTTGTGATCGCCATGGTAGGATATGGAAACGCCTTGCATGGTTATTCGTTCGGCATCTTGTTTTGATAGTTCGCAAAGTTCGGACATAACCGGCGCAAGGTTATCCAGGGCCGCCCGGAAGCTTGGGGCCGGTTCCTCATCGCATTTCATTGATATGGAATCATGCGTTCCCATGGAATTGACGTTATCATAAGCCAAATTCACTTTGTTTTTTTTAATTGCAATATATCGGAATAGCATCTTCATCCTTTCTTTTTGTTATTAAACCAGGCCCGCGCCAGTTTCGGGCCTGGCTGCCCAAAATAACCATAACATTTAAATGACTGGCATCAGCGGTTTATTACCATCGGCCCCCCTTTCATATCTTGATTTCCTCGATTTTGGTTCCTTCCTTTTTATACCAATACCGATAAAACATAAACCAGGGAAAGGCCGCGGCCGCCACCTTAACCTTTACGTTGCTATCTTCTTCGGACCATCCCCCCTTTATTTCGTGAATTTCAAAATGGCTTGATTTAACAACCAGGAAATCCGGATGGTAAAACGTATTCGCCGCCAGCCTTAATCCGAAAGGTTCATATTTCCAATCGATAATTTTTCCGGCCGCCTTCAACGCTTCCAACATTTCAGCATGCCGCCCTTCTGTTTTGTTCATCTTCCTTTGCCGGTCCATGGGGGCGGGCCTTTCCTTTGGCTTTTCCGGCTTTTGCTCCGGGCCTTTTAGCTGTTCCTGGATTTGCCGTTGATAACGTTCCGGCAATTCATCAATCGATATTCCGCGCATCCGGCTTTTCACTTTGAATACCTTTCCTGAATTAACCGCATCCCCAATTCCGGCATCGCGTCCGGATTCGTTCTTTTCCTTACCAAAAAATCAACTTCGTAAATCGAATAGATTTCCTGATAGGTGATTCTCGAAGGCCGCAACATTATTATTTCCTGGCTGAATGGAAATTGGTGGTTGTCCCGATATTTATTGTAATACGATTCCGCCGATGGCCAGCGTTTACCGGCCGGGCAATCGCAAGCCATAAGCCTGGTTTCCCATATTGTGCCGGTCCTGAACTGGATTTCGCGCAAGTCCTGTACTACCCCGGTTCCGCTGCATCGGTAGCATAACCCATTTATGATATACCACCGATCCGGTATTTCTACATCTTGTTTTTTCCGCGCCCGAACCTCGATATATCGAATCAAGTTTTTCGGGCAAGATTCCTCTTTCAGTATTTGGCCGATTATTTCATCCGCCCGGCCAGCCGGAACCCAGGATAGCCGGTTGCATATTTCTTCCACATCCTTTTTTTGAAAGCGCCGCAACCCGGCCGCCTGGATTAACCGCAACCCATCTACCAATCCCATTTCGAACCTTCCTTTTTAAGCTTGTTAAGGGGATCCATTTCCGGCATGAATTTCAAATATGGGGCCGGTTTCTGTTTACCCGGCCGGAAGAAGTCCTCGAATGTATGCGGGTACTTCCCAAAGAAATCATCCTGGGAACCCATTATCTGGTCATAGGCGTCCAAACAGGCCCGCAGCTCGTCCATAGTATGCTCTTTCAGCGTTCGGGCCTCTGCTGCCCGCATACTGGCCGTACAAGCCCGATGCTTGGGTAAGTTCGGCTTTGAAATCCAGTATTGGAAAAGGGGCGGAAGTGGACATTCTTCTTCTTCTTCTTTTTTATAATTCTTTATTCTTGTATTAATGGTGTCCCGCTTTTTGATCATGGGGTGTCCCGTTGCTGTCCCGTTTTCATTTTCTTGGCTGTCCCGGTCAGTTTCGCAAGTTGGTGTATTACAATTACTTGCCTGTCCCGTTTTTTCGTTTTCAGGTGTCCCGCTTTTTTGATCATGGGTGTCCCGTTGCTGTCCCGCTCTCAAATCTGTATCAGATGAACCTTGATAAATGTCGTATTCACATATCTTTATATGCGTGCAATCGGCCCCAGATTCAAGAATTACGATTGAACCGATTTCTTGTAAACTGCAAAAAAATCTGGATACTTTACTCTTTGACCATCCCCATTTTCCTGCCCAAAATCTTAGCGATTTCACAACCTCGCCCCGGTCAACTTTCCGGCTTTTGGATCCGATAATAATTGTGTTCATTTTGTAGCTTGCCCCCATTAATAGATCAATCCAGGCTTCGGCTTTTGAATAAACCCGTTTCTCATTCCACCATCTGGAATCCTGAATTTTACGGTATAGCTTTATGTAGCCTCTGTGCATGGTAAAAAAGATTCCAGGGTCATGGAATGGGCCACAATAGCCGTGTTAGGACAACTATTGCTTTGTTCCTGTTTCCCTGGAATTAAAGGTTCATTATTAGAATTCCTAACACTTGAAGTTTTACCGGATCCCAACCCGGTATCTCAACAATAATATTTTCGTTATCCGCGCATCAACATTCTTTCCATAGGTTTAAAAAGCCAATAGGTTCAAAGTCATCATCCACATCTGGTGGGTTTACAGTTAAACCAACATTGGCCGCTTGAATCATTGCCGAAAACTGATTAAGCATACGCACCTCTTTATCTATGCGTTCATACTCAATAGTTCCTTTATCATAAGACATCATTACACCTGCAATGGCCCCACGCAATCGCGAATCTTCATCTATAACAAGCCAATGCGATTTAGTAACTTTCATGGCCTCTTTGAACCTATCAACAATAGAACCACCATTTGATTCAGCCGCAGATTTAGCTTCATTTGCTAAAATCATAAAACAATTATCCATCACAATTTCCTTTCTTATGTACGCATCAACTTTTGTTTTTTGCTTTCCCCCATCCTTTTCAGTTCTTCCCATTCCGCCAGGGTAATTTTCCGGGCATCTGCCGCATCTGTGAATGATTTTCCCCAATCCCGTAAAGCCCCCATGGTATTTACGCCAATCAAAGCATCGGCCAAGGCAATATAAGCGTCCGTATAGGCCGGTTTGTCTTGGGGCGGCCCAAACTCCGGCGGGGGCGCGTTGTCCTGTCTGGGGGCGCTCTGGTGCTGCCCTGGCCCTATTTGCGGGCCTTGGTTCGGATCCTGGTATGCTTGCCAGTCATATTCCTTTTGTGCGTTCCGGCGCAAAAAGAAGGTATCCGGCGAATCCTTGCGCTGGCCGAATGTCAGCCGCGCCCGGCAATCGTCACAATTAACATGGACATATTTATATTTGCCCTGGGCGATATGCGCCCCAAGCGAAAGGTTTTTGGAACCGCATATTCCGCAACATGGTACGCCCTTAAAAGACAGGTTTTGGGCTTCCATAACCGCGTCAAAAAGGTTCTTCCCTTCCGCCACGAAGGTATAAGATATGTCCCCGAATATTTTTTTTAGGTAGATTTGCATTATTTCTTTCCCCCGGCTTTTAATGCTTTGTTGATTTCGTAAATTTTCCGGCAAGCCTTGAACCGTTCCCAATGAAGATCGATATTGCCAACTTTGACAACCTCGAAACCTTCTTCCTCATTCCGGCCAACCCGAACAATCTTAATTTCATCAACCGGGCAACCATCATCTTTCAGGGCTTTGGCATAGGCAACGGCCTGTGTATGCATTTCGTCATAAACGCCCTTACAGGTTTTTATGTCGATCACCGTTTTCTTGCCATCGATTTCACAATAAATATCAACGGTCCCGCCATACAAAAGAGTTTCAGAAACCACGCCCTTTTCAGATGCGATTTGCTTATAATCCTTTTGTTCGTCTTGCCATTGAATAAATTTGATTGCGGAATTTTCGGCCAGGTCGATTTGATTTGCCGTATAATTTTTCAGGTCCGGCTTATGGCCTTTTAGATGGCATTCAATTAGGTAATGCGAAAGCGTCCCGATCCTGGCCAGTTCATCAACGTATTTTGAAACATCGATTCCTTCCAAGCCTAACCGGTTCGCCCATCGGACCAGGGCGGGTTTGTTCAAAACGGATAGAACCGTTGTTACCCCTGGAACTAATACGCCGGATTTTGTGTAATATCTGGTGTGTGCCCTTCCAACTCTCGATGCATGTTTTTTATCGTTCATCCCGCTTTTTCTCCTTCTTCTTTCTTTCTTTTGCGTTTTCTGTTGCCTTGAACCCTTGCCTCAAAAGCCCAACCAGGCTATATCCCCGGTCAGTTCTTTCTTTCAGCATTGCTTCATCTTCTTCGTTCAGCGATAAGCTATGCGGAAACCGCGCCATTTTCCCCCCTTTCTTTGCGCTTTTTTTCCAGGCGATCCATGGTAGTGGAAAGCTTGGCTAATTGTTCCTCCGTGATTCTTTCGCCGGTATCCTGTAACCAGGCGATAAAATCCATGATTTTCATTTCGTTTACCAATTCAATGTCGCACATGTATTTAATATAATATGAAATATTATTATTTCAAATATATTTATATAATTTTATTAAGGCTTACTTTGCGGGCATTTGGGAAGCGGGAACGGATAAGATCGGATGCGGATTTGTGGGGCGCAATTGAAACCATTGAACCGGCCGCGGTTATGGCTCTGAATCCATCCTCAAATTTAACTATGCGAAGCTTCAGGATACCATAACCGCGATCGGTGATAAAACAATCTCCGGCCTTCCAGGTTATCGGTTTTTCCACCAATTTGAAAGCCCGCGGATTGCTCCGGCAACCAGGCCCGGAATGATGGATATGGCCGCGATTTGGTCAGCATCCAGGTCCACACCAACCAACGCGCAAATGGCCGCAATCGCAGCCGCAACTTTCCCGGCCTCTACCGCGCCCTTGCGTACCGAAACCGAAGGTTTATAATCTGCCATTTCTTCCCCCTTTTCTTCCGGCTGATATACCGGAACCGGATGATTAATGTAAAGCATAATCTGGTCTTGCATTTTCAAGGCCGTATCCAGCAAATGGATTATCTCTTCTGTTTCTTCGGCATCTTGCACGCCGATGCATCCCTTGGTTCCATCGTTGCGTTCGTCATAATGGATAAGGTAATGCGTGAACGTTCCATCCTCTCTGTAAAGCCGGATCTTGCGGCCGCTTTCCCCATCATACCGCATGCCGGATTCAATGGTATCAACCGAAGGATCAATGATTTTCCATATACCGGCATCGATGGCGTTTAAAAGGTGGAGTTCGTCATTATCATAATTCAGGCTTCCGGTCCTGGCAAGGGCGGAATTTAATTCCTTGCCATCTTCGCATAAATTCAATAACCCGAAGCCGCGTTCATTGTACTGGAAGTTTAAGCTAATCTCTTTTTTCATTTGGCCATCTCCAATGGTGAAAGATCCGTTTGCGGTCAGCCTTTGGATCGGGATAGACATAAATCCCCGGCCCCATAACGTGCCGCTTTGCTTTTCCCTGTTTGTGCAATTCGCCGTATCTTCGGGAAAAGTCCGTATCATCCCCGCCATATTTTCCGCAAAACTTCGGGTCGTATCCTTTCAATTCATGGAATACGCTGGCCCGAATTGCGAAGGTGTTATAATGGATATTCCAATCCGCCGCGTTTTTCTTTTTACCGTATTCGTCCAGAACCTTTTCATCCAGGACCAGGCCCCCGCGTTCATCCAGAACCCCAAGCCGCCGCGGGAACATCATTTTATCGCCATCAAATTTCCGGACCGCGTTAATTGCTTCTTCGCTAAAGAAATGATCAATGTCGGTCATAAGCAGAAATTCGCCCTTGGCCATTAACGCACCCCGGTTCCGGGCGCAGGGTTGTGTCCACGGCCTTTTATCCTTTGTTCGAACTATCATTAATGGAAAGTCAATGTTTTCTGGAATAGGGATTTCTGGATCCGAACCATCATCCACCAGGATAAATTCAACATCCGGGTATTTTGGAAGGAATCGGTTATAATAAGCCATTTCGCGCTTTACTACTTCGTATGATTCCAGAACCGCGATCACAACCGAAACCTTCATTTCGTACCCCCAAACATGATATTTCTACCTTTTAAAATTTCCTTTATTTCCATCATAAATTCTGGCCATGCAACCCGATTGTCAACCCGTCCAGATGGTAAACCGATCACCCAATTGTTTACATACTTGGCCATTGAATGCGCCACTCCCAGGGCTTCTTCCGTATCGATAACCGGTTCAAGATATATCCTTTGCCTAATTCCAATCATTGCAGCCGCGATAATGGCCTTCATTCTCAGAAATGGCAAATCCGCCCCAGGTTCATATTCCAAGGATTTTTTATAATCCATCCAAACAAGCGAAGTGCAAAACTCCCAATTGTTGGCTTCCATTATATCAAAATCAGCCATGGCCCGGCTTCCGCCCTTTGTCATTATCCGAAGATTCATTTTGTATTCCGCGAATATTTCCATGGCTTTTCTGGTGATGTTTTCTTCCTTTGGCATCGGCATATATGGATCCGAATTGAACCCCAAAAGGATAGGGCCTTTTTCTTTCGGATTTTCATCGCACCATTTCCGGATTCTTGCCAGCGTATTATTGCCATGGTTCGCGCCGCTGAAATTAAACCGCCGCTTCTCATCCTGGCAGTAAATACAACCGATGGAGCAATAATGGTATAACTCGCAGATAAAGCCATCCGCGGCCCCGGGTTTCGATTCGGCCCAACGCATGGCCCGGCTGTTTGGTTTAACCACGCTTCCCATATACCCCGCGCCTTCCATGAATGAATTCTGGCATGTAAACCTTAACATCCGCATCCATTTTTACCGGCTTGCCTTGATGAACAATTCCGCTTCTGCAGCGTTTGGCGAACATGGCGAAATGGTAAATGCCATCGTTATAATGCCGAAGCCCCAGGGGAACTTTGCCGCGGGCATGCCGCCCATCATTCCATGGATCGAACCAAAACCCCTTATGCGGCCCGCAACCACGCAGCATAAGCCCGATATGCTTTTCATCAAGTTTCTTTCGGCATATGGTACAATAGGCATTGTTTTTCCTGGTCACTTCAACCGGCCGCGCTTCCACAACGCTTTCCATTGTCACATCATAAGCATTAAAGCATTTCAGGGAACAAAACATATTATGATGGCCATCAACATAGGTTTTTGTTTGGGAGCATGTGCAAACGTAATCCAGGGCAAACCGGATAAATTTGGCGGATCCGTATATCATCCGGCCATGGAAGTTCTGGTTTTGCTTGGCTATTGCTTCGGATTCAAAGATAAAAGCCTGGTCATGTTTCAATTCTGCAATCCGGTCAAAGGCTTTAATGTCCTTGCAGATTATATCATCATGCATGAAAAGGACATTTTCACCATCCCAAATGTTCTTTATGTAATGGTCGTATTTGGCGAATTCAAGCCCGGCAATCGGCAAAGCATAGCTGTCCAGCCCAATATCTTCCGGGATTTTGTCTTTGGCGTTAAAGCTTGTTAGGAAGGTTACAGGATATTTGGAGTTGATTTGCTTTAATTGTTCGATTAATTCCTTTTCGAAATACCAACCGGCAACGCATATTTTCAAAACTCAACCCCTTTCCATGGATCAAATTTAACTTTGGTTACATCTTCCTCGAAATGATTATTCATAAAATAATCGGTCAGTTCGGCATCCGATAATTTCCCAAGTTTTACGCTATGCCGGTTTGCGTTTGCCTTGATTGCTTTTTGGTTCTTTTCCATAGCGGCCGCGTTGTTCCGAATCTTGCGGATGAATTGCTCCGGGGACCTGGCCGGATAATGGCGGAAAACAAGCTCCCTTGCCGTTGCCTCGATATGATGAATCAAAGGCCCGCGCCGCCCCCCATCTTCCCTTATGGTGTCCATGTTGGCCATACGGGTCCTATGCGCGCCAAGTTCAAGCCAAACATCCTTTCCGTACCTATAAATAACCTTGCAACGTGAAATCTCATCCCGCGGATCGCCCGGCGCAAGGAAATGGCGGATTCTCTTTGTAGGATTCGGCCCCCGCTTTTCGTCCCGGCTCGTGCAAATCATGGTTCGCATGCCGGTCCACCAGAAATCAATCGGGGAACCCCTCAACAAATCCCCAAGCGCCATGGTCGGACAAGTCCATAATTCATCCGCATCGAACGGTTGAATCATCATCCGGAATTCGGATTTGTGGTTTCCGGCGCATTTCTCATATGCCATTTTTGCCATGCCGTTAAACTTGATCGCCTGGAAATACCCGAATTGCCGTTCATCGATTATGGTATAATCAACATTTTGTGCGCTGAATCGCTTTCGGTAATATTCCAGAATATCGCGGGATCCATCCTCGCTCATTATATCGGATATAATCAAGCCATCAAGCTTATTGTTTAGGCAATTTTCAAGCTGGTATTGCAGAAAGTCGGCCTCATCCTTCATCAAGCAAATACCGTAAACGTATGTTCTCAAAGAAGCCCCTTTCCCATAAGTCCGATATAATACTTTTCCATATCGCCGTTGTGGTTTCCGGTTTTCCTTTGATCGTCACAATAATGATGCTTTTCTTTTTTGCTGAAATGTGAAAACCCATAAAGCGAATTCACATCCAGGCCGCCGGTTTCCTTGTAAAACCAATAAAGAAAAGCAAATCCGGATGATGGGGATTGGATAAGCTTCCAGGCTTGATCGTGAATCTTCCCTGGTTGAAAGATTGCGCCGTAATAATTGGCCATTGCGCCGTTTATGCTTCCATAATGCGCCCGCCATTTTTCGGTGTCAACCGGCAAAGGGCAATAAACCTCTTTGAATACTCCGGGATTCATGGTATAAACCGTATCGCTCCAAAAGGTGCATACCCAGGCATCCACCTTAATTCCGTAATCAACCGAATAATCCAGGGAAAAGTTATTAAAACGAACAACAATATCGCGGGAATCGATTTCGCGGCCGCGGCCCCGGCCTAATTCGCATGGTCCGTTTCCAATAATGGCGTATGATTTGCCTTTAAAAAAGCTTTTCATCTTCGCCCTTTTTTGCAATCCATACCCGGTTATCAAGCCTTCCGAATTCGCCGAAGCTGTCATTTACCGCCCGCCTAACTTCCGGCCAGCCCTGGCCATAGTCATGGCCGCTTATGTATCCGCCCGGCTTTACCTTTGGATACCAAACCTTTATATCGGCCCTAACCGAACCATAAGAATGATCCGCATCGATATAAACCAGATCAAAAAAATTATCCTTAAAAAGCTGAAACGCAACCAAGGAAGGAAGGCGAATCAAACAGGTTTTCGGAAATGCCACGGCCAGCCGGTAAGCCCGAAAAGCTGTTTCATCCCATTGCGCCCTTGCTTTATCGGCTTGCTGCCGGTCGCAACTTTCACCCTGGCCAAGATCCGAATATGGCATATAAGGATCCACCAGGAAAAAGCGTTCTACCCCGGGGGCCTCTCTTAAAATCTGGCCAGCATGATTTCCGCCCAAAACCCCAACCTCGCAAATAACCTTTAAATCCTTTTCCCGGATGAATTCTTTTATAAGCATTCCTTATCAGCCTTTCGAATGGTTTCGATAACGTGAATAAGATCAAAATCGATTATTGAATGAAGCGGAATGGTCAGGATTTGATCCTTGATTTGATTTGTTTTTTGAAGTCCGGAAGATCGGAACCGCTGGAAAGCAGTAAAAGTATTGCAGGGGATGTAATTAACCCCGGTTCCTATTCCAGCCCCCTTTAAATAATCCATTGCCTTGCGCCGGTTATCACACAACAAAACGTAAATAAAAGGGGATGTGTTATTCCAATCGGCCGGAATAACCTTAAAATGATCAAGGTTCTCGAATGCCTTATCATAAGCCAAACAGATTTCGCGCCGCGCCGCAATGAAATCATCCACCTTTTTAAGTTGCTGCAAACCAACGGCCGCATTTACATTCGGCATATGATACCGGTATCCTTCCCCATATATATCATAATACCATCCATTGCCCCGGTCCTTGGCTGCATACCGGTCAATACCAAGCATCCGCGTCCGTTTCAAGGTGTTTGACATACCGCAAAAATCATATGGGAAAACAACGCCGCCGCCTTCAATGCATGTTATCATTTTGATTGGGTCGAACGAATAACAAACCGCATTCCCGAAGGTATTTATATTTTCGCCTTTCCAGGTTGAACCGAAAGCATGGGCCGCATCCTGAACAATCTTGATTCCATGCCCGGCCAATGCAGCTATCTTGTCCAGGTCGCAAGCATTCCCGCGGAAATGAACCGGCATGATTGCGGCCGTTTTCTTTGTGATAAGCCTTTCCACATCTTCGCAATCCATATTTAAATCTTCGCCAACATCACAAAAGACAGGTTCCGCACCGGTCATTGTGATTGCCCTAATGCTGGCCGCGAAGGTCAACGCCGGTACAATAACCTCATGCCCTGGCCCGATATTCAACGCCCGAAGCGCCAAATGCAAAGCGGAAGTTCCGGTATTAACCGCCACGAAGTTTTCCGCTTTTAAATACTCCATGCATTGATCTTCAAATTCGGCCGTTTTGTTTCCCTGCCCAAGCCATCCAATTTCAAAAATGTTCCTTATGGCCTGTATCTCTTCATCCCCAACCATCGGTTTTGATACTGGAATCATTATGGGCCTCGCCTTTCTAAGTAATGGCTAATAGTTGCCGCCCGCAGTATGGACAGAACGTAAAGTACTTTACAAAAAGGTTAGCGTTTATTTTATCTCCACAATGCGCGCATGATTGTTTTTTGGGCGGCCCATCCACCCCTGCCGCTTTTAGAGCTTTGGCAAGATCGTCTCTTGAAATGAGAGCATATCCAAGGGCTTTTTGCCCAACAAAACCACCTGTCGCTCTATCCAAAAAATGTTTCCATACCTTGTCGGCCAGACTTTGATCGTTAAGCTCTTTCTCCATGTATGTTATTGCTCTTTCTATATCAATAGAAGAAATGCAGCCTCCCGAATTTTTTGCATCGCGATTAATACTCTCAATCCATTCACGGATTACACTTTTCTGTTTGTCCGTAAATCCATTTTCCATTCTTCCCCGCCTTTCTCTTCCATTATATTTATTTAAAAACATCCCCCAAAACCTGAACCCATTTTTTCGGGTCAAGGTTTTTGTTTGCCCATTCTTTGGCATGAAGCCCCATGGCCATTCTATAATCTTCTTTCCGATGAAGCTTTTTAATGGCTTCCAAAAACTGGTCATAATCAACGCAATGGAAGCCGGTATCCCCATGAATTACCCGGTCCATGGTTCCATCCCTTGGTTCGGTAAGAACCGGCATTCCAACGGCCAGGGCTTCGGCAACGCAACGCGGGTATTGATCCCGCCACAAATTTGACGTTCGATAAAGGTAAACATGGCCGCGCTTCAAAAAGTCCGTTACTTTCATTGAATCCCATTTGTGGAATACCATGCGCCGTTCGGATGAAAATTCTTTTATCAATTCCGGATGCGCTTCCATGAATTCGAATTGAATATCAAACTTGCAATCCTCAAGCAACCTTTTATAAAAGGCCACATCCTTTTCCTTGAATACCCGCCGTTGCCAAACATGAATCTTCTGGCCATTGCCGAAGCTTTGATCCGTGACATACTTCCGGTAGTCCGGCATGCAATGTTTCAGAATAACCAACGGTTCTTTCTTGCCGCGCCTGGATGGGGCGGTTTCATAGAACCGGTCCAGGCTTATGGCCCCGAATAGGGTAACAACCTTTGTATTCTCGAAACCGATTGCATCCCGGATAAACTCTGCGCTCTTTTCCTCGTTTTGGGTTATAACGCCTTTAAGCTTCCTGGTCTTGGCCAGCCATCCGCATCTTGGCAAATCACCATTTACAAAGTTAATACCGATGGCAACCGCTGAACTTTTATCCACAACCCACCGGCTTGATTCCTTGCAGAATTCGTTTACCTGGTCATTTCCATAAAACAACAAAGGAAGCCCGGGTTTCATGGATTCTTGCATGCCGCTTTTAAAGCTGGCCATTTCAACCCCGGCCCCTTCGTGCTTTTTATGTACCTTATCCCATGGAAAGAAGTTGACCTTCCAACCGGCATTGCGAAGAATTTTCGCAATCATGCACGCCGATTGTTCGCCGCCCCCAGGCCCTTGAAGGGATGCAAGGAAGTTGATTTCGCGCTTTTCCGATTGTACCACATCCGGCCGCGCCAGCTTTTCCTTTTTCAGATAAACCGATTTGTATGTGTTTTTGGTCCGGTTATCGTATTTGTAAATATTCCCTTCGTAATACTTTTCGATTGCCCGGATAACATCTTCCGCCTTGATGGAATCCATACAACCCTGAATCGTGCGGCCTTCCCTTTCAACCGGACAATGGCACATCCGGTTGTTTGCTTCCGGATCCTTATGGATAGGAACAATCCTCGATTGCCAGCATCCGCCCGAATCGCAGCAATCCCAGGCCCCGTTCGTATGTAAGATTTGATGGTTACAATACCAGGTAAATGAAGTAGGTTCCCGGCCGCCATATATGGCAACGCATGGCTTTCTTCCCTTACCTGATCCAACCATTGGATTGGGGGGCATGGCCGCCGCCAAATGCATGGGGAAGGATACCCCACTAATAACGCCGGTTGCATGATAAAACAGGGGAACAAGGTCCCGCATGTTGGTTGTTTTATCGGTCATATCGATCACATTATCAAGCTTTTCCAAAAGGTGATCGGATCGGCCAATGCTTACAAAGGTAATTCGGCCCTTGAAATAATCGGTCACAGCCTGGAATTTCCGCCAGTCCCATATCTTGCATGTGCAATCCCTTTTACCGCCCGGCGCAACAATCCAATAATGCCCAACGCCATATAGTTCTTTTATTGGATTATAATTCCTTTCGGTTTCGGTCAAATGCAAATCGCCATATTGCCGGTAAACTGTTTTGGTAAAGTCTTTGTATTTTTTGCGCCAGGTTATGAACGGTTCGCGGGCGTTTGAATCTTCCTTTTTAACTTCGCCCCATTCTTTGGCCCCGCCGCCGGACCAGGTAGAAGCGAATTCCCCAATGCTCATTCCAAGCTTTTTATGATAAGCATCCGCATGGCTTATCATATCGAAAAGAAAAGCTTGCGTAAAATGAATAGAACCATCATTGCAGCCCTGGATTTGCGGATACCCAACATCGTAAACATCCACATCCGGATCGCCTTTTTTGATGCTCCGGTCCAGATATGGATTATTGTCAAATATCCAATCGAAGGTTTTATTGCATTCAACGTTGATAAGGATTTCAGGAAAAAGATGCTTGAAGTCGCGGATACCGCATGTCATCATTAAGACATCACCGGGCGCGCGCATGTGCCGGAATAAGATTTTACGTGCCATTGATCCCCGCTTGAATCAATTAATATGAAGGGTTAATTTACGGTTTTAACGATTGGTATATTTTCCCAAGTATCGAATAATGAAAGCATGCGTTTCCTGGCGTTTCTCGTAGCCATTAAGCCGGATGCGGATTCAAGCATTTTGGTAATTGTGGAATAGATTTTTTCATCAAAAATTATATAATCATCCATAAATTTATCACCAACAATCAAGCTATCCCGCCCGTTGATTATTTTCATTTCGCCGGTTTTCTCAAGGGCATCCAGAAATGAATCCATATCCTTCAATTGGTTCCTGGTAAGCCCGCGGCCGCTATTGCTCGAAACAAGCTGATATAATGCCTCGATTTCCCCGCCGCTCCATCCTTCAATCTTTCGCGCCATTTCCCCCGCCTTTCATTTGGTTTAATTATAATGCAAAATATATGCTTTTATTTAATGTTTAGCAAAGAATTTTGATTTCCTGAAGTGCTTTTGCTTTTAGCCTTATACGTGCGCCGAATGGCTAACATCATACCAGGAACTTCCATCGCATACCATTATCCATCCGCCATATTCCGATGTTCGCGTTTCATCGGATCCAGAGTGCATATAAAAATCTTGGTTGCCCGTACCTTCAATATTCTCTAGGGTAGTATCATTTGTTGCATCAACCACGGCAAAGAAAACCACCTGTCCGGCCACGCCACCAACCGCGCCACCAATGGTTACATTATTACTGTTTGTATTAATTAATACGGTTCTAACTCCCGTTAAATCTAAGTTGTCGGTCGGCCCCGCCGCTGTTACTGTAATAACGCGCCCCATAATAACTTCATCGTTCCCGGTATCGTCTGTAAACATTAATACGTTTGGTGTTGTATTTTTAACCCAAAGCTGGCCATATCCGGCATAATCACCCGCCGCCGCCGGTTCTTCCAAAAGATAAAACTGCCCGCGAACTCTTGCACCACCATTAACATCTAATGTTGCGACTGGCGATATATTGCCGATTGCCAATTTTGATTGAGATGAACCACCTTCACCATCATCACCATAAGCCATGATTTTAGAACCAGCATCAGCATCTAAAACAACAAAACTCAAATAGTCTAACGCATCATATTGAAGCCTTAAACATTCCGTTGTATTAAGGATTGTAACTTGTGCATCGGTCATCGTATTGGTGTTGAATCCGGTATATCCAGTATCGCCATCAACAAAGATCGAATGCGCGCTTCCGCTTGTTTTAATATCCAGATCAACATCAGCCTGGCCAGCGTTTATATAAATAATGTCCTGGGCCGCCTCGACTATATCGATCATCTGCACGCCGCCAGCATAAAGCAATATTTCATCGGTATCGAATTTGATGTATGTATTCGCATCCCCATAATGGAAGATGTATTCACCAACGGTAAGATTTGAATAAGCTGTTACCTCATCAAAATATTCATGGGTATAAACCCAAGCCGCGCCATCCCAATATCTGCTTGTTGCCGCCCAAAAGTAATCCGTACCAACGCGCCATACAAAATGGTTTTCATTGTCCGTTAAAACCGCGCATTGCCCATCGTCAAGGTTCGCCAGAACATTCACCCAGGATTTATTGATTTCGGTAATATGCTTATCAGCCATTTTAAATTCCTTTGTTTCTGTTAATAAACCTTTTGAATGGGCGTATCGCCATCGTTATAAGTCTTTTGCCATTTCGGATCATCATCGTTATAGGTCTTTTGGATCCATGCCGCATCCGGTATTTCACCAATAAGACAAAGTTTTAATTGCGTCAAATTCCGGTTTTTGTCCTTCCGCATGTTTTCAACAAAGCAACCGATTGTTTCACCATTCGTTTGGTGCGGAAGATTAAGGCTTACAAATTTGCCAACATGGTAAAGCCGGGCCTTTTCATAATAAACCGGGACCGTTATCCGGCTCAAGCCCTGCCATCGAACCCAGGTTTCCAGATACCAAACCGCATCCGTATAATTTTTGATCATCCATTTATCGGTCAAATAGGATGGGGCCTCATTAACCTTCCTCGATTTTTTCCATAGTTCATAACACAAATCGTATATCGTTTCACCTATTCCATCGGATATACCCGGCGTGAATGAAGATTGCCATGCGCCAACATGGATATTTTTAACTTCAATCGCGTCTTGCGGTTCCCCGTTTGCCCAATTATAATTATACCGAACAATCGGTTCCGCAAAGATATTATCCGGGTTTGGCGGTTCATAATCGCCTATTGTTTCACCTTCCGGCACATCGGCCAGGGTTATGGCATCGGTCACAACAATATCGCCGGATTCCGGCGCAAGGAATTCAACCGATTCCGCGCCCCCGATGTTTTGCCAATTCACCAGAAAGAAAGTCCGGCAAAGTTCAAGCTTTAAAGCATCAGTCCAGCAATCCGCATATTGAAGGCATTGGAAGGCCGTTGTTATGCTCCGGACAGGATTAACACTTGCATTGTCGAATCCGCCTGGTTCCGCTTTCAGATTGATAAGCGCATTTGGTGAATAAGCTTTCCCGAACTCCGTTGTCGTATCCCCGTTATCCGCGAAGTTTTGAAGTCTGCAAACGTGTTCCAGTATATCGATCGGATTTTCAATAAGGGCCAAATGCGATTTCCGGCCATCCATATCCGAATTGAATATTCGGCCTTTGAATGGTGAATAGATTTCCTTATCAACGGAAGCTTGCTTTTTAAACATCAAACAAGCTTCGTAAAATTTAACAACCGTTTCCCTTGTTGTTCCGCCTTCCATTTTAATGAATACAGCAAATTTTTCAATGCTGTTATATTCTTCTTCGGAAACCACATCGGACAATTTGAAGGTTGCAAATCCTGTATGCCAAAACTCCGTTCCAACGTCAACGCCATCAAAAGCGGGAAAGAAATATTTGTTGTCACTATCCAGGGCCACCGGCAATTCGAAGTATTCATCTTGAATATCCTGGATTCGCCATTGATCGTCACCATCGGATGATTCATGCGTGCAAACTTTTATTGTGGTTGCGTCACCTAAAAAGCGCCGGTATTTGATAACAACTTTATGGGTAATGCTTGGCGCTGTTGTGAAATTGATAAGCATCTGCAATCCCATATAAACATCTTTGAAAGATAACCCTGCTGGAACTGTTGGCCGATCAAATTCATACGCTAAATAGGCGTTATAATAAACTTGGTTTCCATCGCTGAAATTCAATTGGTGATACGTTTCATAGTCTTTATCGGAAATTGCCGCAACCGTGTTTGTTTCGTAAAAGTTGAAATTACCACTTGGGAAAAGAGTATATAATCCGCTTGCCCGCCGCGTTGCCGCTTCAATATGCCCATCGGTATCAACCCACGCGTTCAAGTTTCCATCTTCCATCAATGACGGAACCGCGCGCGCAAAAGCAAAACCAAGCAATCGATCCGGATCATCTTCAAAAACGCTTGTTTTAATTTCGATGGCGTTATTGCTTCCGGATGCATTATCCTTATAAGCATTTTCTGGAAGTCGTTTAAAGTTTTTCGGCTTTTCATCTAATTGTACCGTTTCCGCGTCCCCTGTTACTGTTACCGTTTTTTCTCTCTCGAATGAATAAAGTTCAAGGTTTTGCGTTATTTCTGATCCGTTCGAATCCATATATGCTTTGCATGGCCAGGTATCAGCCTCAAAAAGCCTTTGGATTGATTCAATCACAACCCAGGATTGATTTGTACCGGATGTGACCAGGGCCGTTTCAAATGCATGGGTTATTGTTATATCGAAATTATAATCTGCCGATGCATTGGCAATTGTCACGCTAACGGATTCGATGGCCCGTAATTGGCCTTTGCCGGTTCCTTTGACAACCCGCAATATGTAGCCGTTCCATTCTGTTGGATAATAGGTTCCGTTTGCAAGCCCGGACCAAATGCCAATACTGGAAACCCTTATAGTGAATTGAACTGGCGTTGTAGTTGAATCATCTGCCGTAACCGGGAAATAAGAATTCCTAAAAGGTTCGGTAAATAAGCCAAATGCGCTTATGGATGGAAATTCATTATAAGACATAACCACTTTTTCGGCCGCCCTCGCAGTTCGAACAAATTTTGCATATTCTATTTGGCCGAATGATGCCGGAATTATAGCCCCGCGATCTTCCTGGCTACTATCTTCCCGGTTCCCCTCGCTAATCACGGTCGCAATATTGGATCGCCTTGCGCTGAAAATCGGATCAACGTTTATTTGGTATTCGGTTTCGGTCCACCGTGGGATTGAAGTAATGCCGCGCATCAAAATGCGTTCATCGTATGCGCTGGTATCTGTAAAAACCTCAACGCCATCTAATGACCAGATTTCGGCTTGGTTGTTTTGTGACCGAAATTGTAAATAATCTATTGAAGTGTTCACCGTTCTAAAATCATAAGCGCCTATATATTCCCCATTAACCCATAGTGAATTTTTTTGCGTTGCACAATCTACCAACCATTCTAATTTCGTCCATGTGTCGTCAGGAAGTGTATATATATTGCTCCACGAACCAACATACACGGCAAGGTTTAGACTATCATCTGTTCTGGTTGTTAATATCCAATCGCTGTTCCCTTGAATTGACGGCACACCTCCTGAAAACCCATATTCGCCATCTTCGATTTTAACCCAATAAACAACCCTGCAACGAGTAGTTCCGGCAGGTACAGATTTTTTTATATTTAATTCTGTACCGATAGAACCTTCAACATGAACGCATTGCGCCCCGGAATACCCCGCCGGAAAAGTTACTGTGCTTGTTGCTGTGTTCACCGTCCAGGCCGCGGCCATTTCCGCCGCCGCCGCATAGCTTTCCATTTCATCCCTGAACCATGGAACATCACCATCCCATCTTGTAGCCTTTGAAATGAATTCCACCCGTTCACATCTTAAACCGTTCAGGTCGATATTGTTATCTGAAAGCGTTTTATATAAAAGGTCAGAATTCTTAACCATAAAAGAGAATCCGCGAAGTTCCGCCAGGCCCCCGGACCGCTGAAGTTCGGCCCCTTCCTCAATCGGCCCAAGATCATCATTCAGGATAAGCCCGGTTTTGTAAATCCCCGGCGCAATGCCACCGTTTTCAATCCAATAGAAAACGCCATTTTCTAATCCAATGGCTGAAACGGTTTCGCCGCCCAGGGTATAAATTCGGATGCCGTGAACTATTTTCATGATTTGAAAAATACCTGTAAGTTGATTTCCCATTGATTATGTACGATATGGGAAACGGTTATAATGTTATCCAAAAGGCCGCAAGTAAATGTCCCGGCCCCAGGGTATCCGCCGTTCTTATCCCTTCCAAACGGCCAATAACCCCGCGTTGTGGTTAAGGTTATGTCCCCGCCCCGGCCGGTCCTTTGAAGGTAATTGATCAGCCTGGCCGCCTGTGAATGCTGTTCCCGCAAGGTAAAGCTGGATTGGTATGCATCCCCTTCCACCGCGTTTAAGGCCGCCCCTGTGCCTCGCAAAACGGCCGTATTAACCTTATATTCCGTTATCGGCTGAAAACCGGATTCGGGGAAATGCAAATCCAATACGGATCCGATTTGAAAATTCCCGGTTTTGCTGGTTACATCCGGGATCACATTTGGGGGGGCGGAAATCAAAAGAAGTTCGATATTCGTTTTAAAAAGCTGATAAGGCGAATTTAGGGAACCGCTAAAATCATGGTTTAACGCCCGGACCACATAACGCCGGTTGTCCCCATAATCCGGCCCAAATGGATAAATGCCTTTTGGAACCTTCAATTGAAACGTGTTCCCGCGCCCCAGGTCAGAATCCGAAAGAAAGTCCTGCAGGGCCTTTTGCTGATCCTCCGGCAAAAGGAAGTCCAGGAAACAAACCCGGTTATCATACGCCACGCCCGGATCGTACCAATCAAATTGGCCATTTCCCAGTTTTTCGGTCCTTTTCATGGAAAGGCGGATTTCGGTTCGATACCGCATTTGCGGGTTCCGGACAGAAACCGCCGTTGAACTTCTTTTGAATTCTGTGTTACTCAAGTTTAATCCTTTAAGAAAGCCTGTTTAAACACTTAGAAAACGCCGCGCCGGTCAAACCTTAATATCTTGCCATTTGATGTATCCGGCTCTGCTGGCGGCCTTTATTTCGCGCCCAAGCCTTTCCAGCGAATTGGTCACTTCCCCAACGTTCGATTTATCGATATTCCCGGCCACGTTCAGGTTTACGGACATCGGGCCGCCCTGGTTTTGGCTTGCCGGTACAACCTGGGAACCGCGGGGAAGGTAGATTTGCTCATTTCGGTGGACATACGCCGGGCCGCCGGGGGCGAACCTGGTTCCGGATGCGAAGCTTTGGGATGATATTTGAATGGCGTTTGCGATACCGGCTGCAATCGCGCCGCCCATGGCCACATAATTGAAAGGGGGCGGATATGATGCCAGGGCCTTATTAGCCGCAACATACGTATTCCATACAGCTTCCGCATATGCAACGGCCTTTGCAGCCCGCGCGAAAGCCTTGTTTTTTTCACCGGCCGCAGCCAGCATCGAAGAAATCCCGGAAAGGGCAACCCCAATCGCTTGCATTTTCGAATCCCTTTCGGCCTTTGCAAGTTCTACCCTTTCCTTTGAATATTTGGCTTCCAGTTCGGTTTTGCGCTTTTCAAAGTTTTCCTTAGTCACCAATTGCATATCATAAGCCAATTGGTTTTCCATCAGGTCGTTTTCGTAATTGGTTTTTGCTTCCGCCCTGGCCTGGACAAACTGGTTTTTGATTGTAGCCACATATTGGGCGGATTTTGCCCGGACCATTGCCATTTGCGCGTCCAGGTTCTTTTTTAATTGCGCCAGCTTATCCTTTCCGCCTTCCTCGTCAACGTTGGCGCCGGTTGCGCCGGTCCCTGGTAGTCCGGGCGTTGCCTTGCTTGTTGAACGGCCAAGGGAACCAGTCATGGCTTTCCAGGCATCCGCTATCCCTTGCGCGTCCTGTTTTGTCATTTGCGCCCATGCGGATCCAACGGCTTGCATTTCGGAAAAAGAATCGGACCAGGCCGTTTTCATCGAATCAACCCGGCTTGTTATGAATTCGCCAAAGCCGGAAAAAACATCCTTGGCTTCGCCGAAGTTCAATGTTACCGCGGCCTTGATACCCTTTCCTATCCGGATAAAAAACTCATTGAATATTTGGGAAGCTTGGTACATGGTTTTTACCAAAGCCTTCAAAGCGATAATGGCCTGGCCGGTTCCGGCGATAAAAGGGGAATAGATGATTTTTAAAGCATTCCATAAAATCCGAAGTGTGCTGATTAATACAACGATTGTTTTCCGGACAATCCCAAAACGTTCCATCATTGTATCCGAAAAATCCTTTATGCCATCCGTTGCGCCATGAACCCCGGGCATCAAATCATCCATCAAAGCCGCTTGCATTTCCCAAATGTTGGATTTGATAATGGCCACTTTTGCCGCGAATGTACCCGAAGCCTTGTTAATGGCATCCGGAAACCTTTGTTCCCATACCTGTAATAATCCTTGGCGGATGCTGGCCGCGTCCTTGGCTGTTTCAATGCGTATTTTACCGCTGGCAATAACCGCTTGTTTCCCGGTCCGGTCGATTTCAATACCGTATTGCCGAAGCGTTCTTTTGTTCATTCCAATAAAAGCATTCAGCATATCCGATAATTCAGTATTGAACAAAAGCGCCACGCCGCCCAGGGTTTTCATTTGCTCAATTGTCGGATCAATACCAACAGCCCGAAGCCGGACATATGCTTTAACCACATCTTCTGTTTCAAGCGGGGAAGTCCGGGCGAACTCGCGGATTGCTGCCAGGGCTTGGTCGGCTTGCTTTGCATCATCGGAAACCATCATCAATTGCGTTCTGAATTTTTCAATGCTCGAAGCAACATCGATAAATGATTTACCAATTCTGAACATGAAATAAACGCCGATCGCATTGCGAAGGCTTAAAAGGGAATTGAACGTTTTGCTTACGGTTTTACCGAACCGCTGGATTCGGCCTTCCATCTTGGCAAGCGTTTTTGTTCCCAGGTCCCGAACCCGAAGTTTAATCAACAGTTCTCTACCCATTTTGATCCTTCCCGGCATTTTCGACAATCTTAGCGTATTCGGGAATCATTATATCAAATGCCTTTCTGAGTTTTACCGGCTGAAACAATGTCCCGCGGCCATCCGGCCAGATAACCCGGCCGTTTTGAATACCTGAATAATACTGGAAAAAATAGGGCAATAACGCGAACTCCAAATTTCCAACCATCGAGCGGGGACAACGGTTGACAGGTATCCGGTTATTGCCCTTGCATATTGGGCATCTTTCGTTTTTCCCGCCACAAACCCAACATTCATCTATTCGCCAAACCCCTTCCGGACAAAGCTTTTGAGAAAGCGGCCGCTTGCATCCCCGGTTTTTTCTTTCTTCTTTGCTGCAATCGTCACAATCAAAATAAGTCGCAAAGAGTTTATCACCGGCCAGATGAAGGGCCGCAATCAGTTTTTTGCCTCATCCTCCCTTATATGCAATTGGTTGTGATACCACTCAAACAGCCTGGATTTTAATTCCATAACCATATAATTTGATGGCCGCCCATCTTCCGGAAACGCCGGAACATCCTTGTTTTCGGAAGTCCAACCTGTTAAGGTTTCATCAATCAACCGGTTGATTTTGGGAATCTCTTTTTTCCAGTCGTTCCCATGCTCGATCCGATGGATTTCTAAAATCCTATCCTGAATCATTTTCTGCTGTGCTTTTTGGCTTGGAATTCGCCTCCCTTTTAAAGAAGCTTTAATTTCTTTTTCCGCCCGGTCATAATATTCTTTTAAGGATGTATCTCCAGGATCCATTATTTCCAGAATAAGGATTTCGGTATCCCCAACCGGCGGTTTGAAATGATAAGCCACGCCATCGATTTCATGCGTTATTCGCTGTTTGTCTGAAATTGGTATCAACATTTAATCCCCCGCTGGAATGGGGGCCTTCCGGTTAAGGAAAGCCCCCAATTTGAAATTAAGCAGAAATGCTGCTTATGCTGCTGGAGCTATCCGAAGCACTTGAGGAACTCCGGGATAATGAACTGGAACTGGAGCTGGTATAGCTCGCGGATTCGGAACTATTCGAATCGCTGCTATCCGAAGCAACGCTGGAAGAATAGCTTGATTCGTTGCCATTGTAAATCCGCAAATCCAGTTCGTTGTCCTCAATAACGCCGGTTATTTCCCAGGTCAAAACGCCGTTATTGTCCCCGGGTTTCACGTTATCGATAACGCATTTTGAACTGAAAATCTGCAAATCCGGATATTCGAAAATCCGGCCCCATTTCAAATCCAGGTTCCCGCGGGTTCCGGCTTCAATGTCCGGATGCGGAATCAAGGAATTGTCGGCCTTCTGGAAAACCGTTGCATCGAAACGAACCATGCGGTTTGTCATTTCGGTTTCCCCGGCCCCATACTTGGCAGTCGGATCCGGTCGGCTTGTTACTTCCTGGCCGCCGTTAATGGTGATTTTAACAAGCTTGTATTCCTTGCCGTTAATCGTTGCTTCACCATTTCGGAAAGCGGGCGCAATGGCGTTTTCCCGATATGATTCCACATCCGGGAAGGTGGAAACCGAAGGCCGCGCAACATATTGGCCTTTGCCGTTAAAATTCATCTTGGCCGCCATGCCGGTTTCGATCTCGATCGTCCAGTCGAACATCAGGTTTCCGATTTTCTCAAGCAACGCCTTGTTTGTGCCGGTTGTTCCATCATATCCCCAAAGCGTTCCGGCATCCGCTATATCGTTGCGAAGGCGAAGGATGATATATGGATCGCTCAAGATACGCCGGAACCCGGCGCAACGCGCAACCCGGACCATGGAAGGCTGAACCGAAGGCCCGCGGGCGTAAAGCTTAAATGGAATCATCACTTCCGGTGCCCAAATACCGATTGTCGGCCGGTTATTCGAAAACCGCCCGTTCCCGCGTTCATCGGCTTCCGGGTTCGAATCAACGGTTATGGTTACAGGTTCGGAAGTATCCAGAAAGTCATTCGCGCCCAATGCGCTGGATGGCGAATCGATTTCTTCCTGGCATTCGAACAATACAAGTTTTTTCTTTTTGACCATTTCGGCCCCCTTGGTTTACCGTATTCGATACGGATTGGTTATATCTATCTTCGTTGAAACTAAAAGCTTGCTCCAAATTCCAATAAGAATCGCATTTGCGGAAGTGTATAAATCATACGTTCCATGCATCAACTCGCATTTTTCAGCCAAGCCGCCCATGTTAAAATCCTGGTCGATTGCCTTGGCCATATCCGCCATTACGTTCCGCAAATAATTTGCCATTTCCGTATCCGCATCAGCCGTTGCAACGCCCTCAACTCGATCGCACCAGGAAGGAAACCACCAAAGATCGTATTCCAACCGTTCAATATTCTGGTAATTCCCAGCGGTCGGTTCATCCTCTAAAATAAGAATAAATGGGAACCGGCCGTTAATCTGCAGAAAGCGCCTTTCTTCCTCAACGGCTGAAACCGTGTTTTTGTAGCCCGCGCCGCCAATTGCTGCCAGGGCGGTTTTTAGGCTTGCGGTTATTTGGGCCTGTATGCAATCGGTCGGATCAACTATGGGGCCAACGCTCAAGCTTGAAACGCTAACGCTTTGGCTGCTGCTTACGGATGCGCTCAAACTCGATTCGCTCGAACTTTCGGAAGATTCGCTGCTTGGGCTTAAATTGCTTGATTCCGAAGATTCGCTGGATGTTGATTCGCTGGAATTACTAGATTGCGATGAACTCGAACCCGTATCCCATGTGCCGCAACTAAGAAAAGAATCAGGGTCATTCTGATTGCTATATTCTGTTGTAATCCAGCTCGCGGTAAGCGTATTCGTATTAACCCTATATTCATCAATCTTCCCGTCTAAACTTGCAGATGTATATCCAATATAGGAATCCGCAGAAGATAAATTAGGAAGCACCGCCGGTATTGTGCCAGAATCCTCATCAGCCATTTGTACTCCATTAATATAAATTGGAGCCTTGAGTAAATTTGTTGCAAGCGAACCATTATATGGGATAGTTAAATGAAATAATGATCCAGCGGATATATAGGAATTAATAGACTTAACTTTTGTTAAGTTCGTTGCAGCCGAAAAAGCAAATCTCAAAGAATTGGAAGTATCAAAATTTATTTGAATTCTGTTTATTCCATCAATTCTTAACTTTGGATTATCTCCTTGGTTTAAAACATCCTGTGAAAGCCACATGCTATATGTGATGTTTTCAGCCCCATTTTCTTCCACAACATTTCCATGATTTACACTTGAATTGTTCCCATTAAAATCAAAAGCATTTCCTATTTTCCCGTTTGCACCATAAGAAACATTTGCAGCCGTTCCAATATAGTTTCCAGTTGAATCAGATGGGTTTCCAGATGCTTCTTGGAAATGATTTACTAAAGCATACCCTCCATTTGTCCAAACCCCAGTATCGTTTGCACGGCTTCCATCCTCAACGCGAATGTAAAATGTATTGTCGGTTGCGCTGGACAATAAAGGAACCCGAATCCATAATTCAAGCAGTTCTGAACCTTCGTTGAAATTTACTATTTCCCTGTCGTATTCGGTATCTTCATCCCCATTCCAAACCTTGATATAACTTGAACCGCCCGCCGCTGTTACCGCCGCCCAAAAATCGGAAGGGATGTCCGTAACTCTGGAATCCACCAGAACGGGGAAATGTGAATGCGGCCCTCCTGTTACAGAACTGGAAGGCACGGTCACAAGAAATTTACCAATTACAGCCATTTTTAATAATTCACTATATCGCTTGCCGCGCTATTCAATGCAACAACGGATGGTTGTGCTGCCGTTATCGCATCAAGAATTCCCTGAACCTGGGCGCGATCATCATCCGTAAAATCTTCGGTTGCCATTGCCGCCTTTAATGCGGTTATGCTCGATTTAACGGATGATAAAGTTGAAATTGAACTCACTATTGATTGACAATAGCTTTTGAAATTCGTTGCGAAGCGATCGCGTTTTTCGTCTTTTAAAAATGTTGCCATAAAGCCCCCTTGTTTTTTGTGTTTTTATCTCATCCCGTATGGATTTAATTGGTCAATATCGGTTGTTACAATCACCCTGCACCATGTACCGAAAAGCGTTAAACTCTCATCTTCGTATATTTCCGGGTTCCCGGGTCGAACTTCCAAATGCTCCGCCAGCCCTTCCAAGGTTTCATCTTGCGCCAGGCATTTGGCAATATCCGCGTTTACATTCCGGACCATATAAGCGGATTCTGTGTTGGCATCGGCCGCGGTCCCGGTCAAGGTATCATCGTAGTTTATCAGCGTCCAAATGATGTATTCCAATTCCCGCACAAATAAATTTTCCTGGTTAATCGGATCGTTCTCCAGAATCAAAAGCAATGGCCAGCGGTTATTCACTTGAACCATCTGGCGGGATTCCTCGATCGCGCCGGGCGTGAAGCTATACCCGCCCGCAATCGATATTTCCGCAAGCTTGGCTTTTATCTTGGCCGTTATTTGGGCCTTAATACAATCATCGGACAAATAAAGGCTGCTGCTCGAATAACTCCGAGTACTGGAATAGGATCCCGAACTGGATGATGTGCTGTCTTTGCTAACGCTTGTTGAATCCGAAGATATGGATCCGCTGGATGATGAATTGCTGGATACGCTCAAAGAACTGGATTCCGAAGAATTTGACGATACCGAATCCGAAGAAGAAGAATCGCTCGATTGTGATGATTCCGAAGATGCGCTGGAATTTGACGAACTCGAACCGCTTGATGATGAATTGCTCGAAGTGCTTGATTGGCTCGATGCGGAAGATTCGCTGGAATTGGATGATACCGAACTGCTGCTTTGTGAAGAATTGGAAGATGAACTTCCGGAAGATTCCGAACTGCTGGATCCCGAACTTTCAGAACTTCCCGAAGATGATGAAAAACTCGAACCGCTCGAACTTGAATTGCTCGAACTGGATCCGGATGATACCGATTCGCTCGACAAACTGCTTTTGCTTTGGCTGCTGGATTCGGATGATGAACTCAAAGAAGAAATGGATTCGCTGGAATCCGAAGATGTGCTGGAATCGGAAGATGCACTTGATTCCGATATGGAAGAACTGGATACGGCTTCCCATCCACCCTGCCAAGCTCCCTGATTAAGAGAGTCAGCGGGTAGCGGCCCACCTTGCCATGCCCCTTGGTTCAACGCCATTAGCCAACCCCCAACTCAATAGACATACCATTGTCCAGATTAGGTGACGTAGCCTGTAGTGAGTGGTCAACTCCTGGATTTGTAAACAACGGATTACCTGTGCTTACAAGGTAATCCTGAAATACGGTTGTCACATCCACGTTCACCCACATATCGGTACATCGCGCATCATCCCCATGGTTGTTCCAAAAGAAGTTAACGTCGGTTTGAGTATCCCAATCAAATCCGCTTGTCGTTGAGCCTTCTATAATGTTATTAATGCAAATCGCACACTCTGCTCCTACTCCATACACATCTGTAGAGTTGCCATAAAAAGTATTGTTGATTATTTTGACGTCATCCTCATTTGTGAGATAAATGGCAATAGCAGCACAAGCATCAAAAATATTTCCAAATATCACCTCACCGTCACCCGGTATCATGGCAAAATCATCCGTAAAATCATGGATATAGCAAAACAAACAAGCGGTATTAACACCGAAAACAATGCCTCTTGCATTAGTTGACGTAACCTCGCAATTAATTAATGCACCCGATGCGCCAATAATTGCCGTATAATTATTTGACGAAGCCGCTGCGTCATTTTCTATTTTACAATTTTCCACAACGCAATTATTCCCACATTGCAGCACGTAATTAACATCACCTTGAAAGGAGATGTTTCGGATTATATTGTAATTAGATGTTCTGATTTGAAAAGTTGCCGTATCAAAAAACGGCCTATTAGCAGAATCCCTTGCCCAATCAGAATAAACGATTGCTGCACCAACGTTTGTAGTTGTGGCTTTTACTCCAATCAACGCAATAGGGGCCGTTTCTGTTCCATTTACTGCGCTCCAATCAATACTTGAATCAAGCGTATAATCTCCCTCCATAATAAATATCACATCACCAGCAGCCAACCCACCACCTTCCATGAAGGTTTCAAAGGCTGGTTCGTCAAAAGCGTTATCCCAGTCGTTGCCATTCTTGAGTCCTGCGCCGCCAGCCTTCAAATGGTAGTACGCGTTGATAGCCATTACAGCCCCCTTTCCGTAACATCAGCCAAGGCTGCCGCTTTTACTTTTTCAGGGTCGGCAAGAAAAGCATCTATCTTCCGTTGTTCAATCACCTTCGGGTCGTTGGTAATAAGAATCGGTTCGTCAAGCTGCTCTGCTGGTAGGTCAGCGGGTTTTATGCTCAACCCCAATTCAACGTATCTTGCTTTATCCCTTGGCTCAACCGGATTCCCGCTTTTGTCCACTATCCAATACTGCCCGTCTTTCTGCGCCTTAATGTGCTTGTTCGTGCCTCTGGTTACTGTTGCGCCTGCCGGGATGTTGCAGTTATCAAGGTTACAGTCGATAAATTCAACGTCCTCGATATTGGCAGGGAATACGTCTGTGTATGGCTCATCCTGATAAAAGCACGCTCCAACAATTTTTGCACCATTAAAAACCTTTGGGTCTGCCGTTGTGAAAGTCTGCCGTTTCCATGAATGATGGCTCCAATCCCCTGGTTTCATTGTTCCAATATCAATTTGTTCTGGCATAATATCCCCCGTTTCATATTAATCATTTCAGCCATTCCCAGGTTGTAACATTTTCCTGCTTAACTTCCCTAACCTTTGGTTGCCATTCCCTTTTCTTTTCGCTTTCACCGATAAAAAACCAAACAGATGCGCCCGATAAAATAATGGCCGATATTGCCGCAGCAATCAGCCATTTTATTTCGTCCCGCCAATCAAACCATAATTTCATTGCATTTTGCCCTTATTCACTTGCGCCGTTGCCCGGTCAACATCCTTTTGCAACCGCCGCATGGCCCCGGCTTCGCGGTTCATCCAGCCCTGGATAAATTTGAATTGTGGCCTTATATTGATTGCTTTAACGCCGATGAATAAAAGCGCCCTGCCGTAATCACCGGTTTCGGCAGTTTTCTTGTCAAACCATCGCATAACACCACCGGCCCGGATACTAAAAACGTCCCGTTCCTTGCTTATCCGCCGCAATAATTTTCCGCTATGGAAATAGCCTTCTTTATCGGATTTTAATGTATAACCCAAATTCACCAAATTTCTATAAATAGGAATTACAAGGTGTTTTCCATGGCCAGATATATGGCCGCCATGCTCCAAAAATTTTAAAATTTTATGAATTGGATGATCGCCAGCCATTCCCATCGTTAATGTCAAATTGTCAATTTTTGCCGGTCCCCATGGTTTTATAAATCCTTTAAATTGCGCTCTTACTTGTGGGGTCCATATCCTGTATCCTCCACCCGCATGCCGCCCGCCCCATAACTCTTTCCTGGCCAGCCGTTCCCTGAATACGCCCTGCCGCCCCACTTTCCCGGGCTTTCCGATATACCTATTGCGTTCCCGGCCGAAGCCTCTACGCAAATTCCGCAAATATACCTTTGGAGCATAAGCCATTAACCGCGCTAACTCATATTGGCCGGTCATGGTTCCTTCCATGCTCATTAGCCGTTCGCTCATTCGACAAGCCCCAATCTCCAAACCGCATATTCCGGGTTTGCGCTCATTACCGTTAAGGTCTTATTATGGGTATCCCCGGGATTGATTTTCATTGTTACCGTATCCTTGCCGATTGTCACATTGGCCACACCATCGGCCGCCTTTTGGGAAACCAAAAGTTCAATAGCCATTCGTGCCGGCCGAAAGTTCGCCGGCCCAAGATTAACCGAAGCGTTTTTTGTCTTGTAGATTATCGCAAGGATGGTTTTTGATGTGCCGCCATATGGATTATAAACAACGCTTTCCCCGAATTCATCCAGGGAAATATCCGCGAAATCCTCTTTTGCATTGTCTGTATCCCATGCCATTCATTTTCGCCAATCATTATGGAATGATTTTATCGCCATACCGGAAAAGAACTTGGACCACAATAACAATTGCAGTATATACCGCAACCTGTTTAATCTGCATTTTATGCAACATTTCTTTCATAATTTCAATCGCTGTTTTTAATTCCGGCAAACATAATTCGCATTGTTTCAACCGCTCATCATGCCGCGCAATTGTTTGTTCATCATCGTTAAGCCGCTGCCCGAATCCATTTAGTTGTTTTATTATTTCGTCCATAATTTAAAAGCGGGGGCCTGGTTGCCCAAGCCCCCAATCCTTTAAGCTTCGTGGCTTTCAGAACTTGCCGAACTGTCGGATTCGCTCGATTCGCTCGATTCGCTGATCGAACTGCTCGAATCGCTATTGGATGAAATCGAAAGCGAACTATTTGAACTATCGCTGTTCGATGAAATCGATTCCGAACTTTCCGAACTGCTCGAAGTCGATTCGCTCGATTCGCTCGATTCGCTCGAAGTCGAACTTTCCGAACTGCTCGAATCGCTCGATTCGCTCGATGCGCTGGAAGTCGAACTTTCAGAACTGCTCGAATCCGATTCACTCGATGCGCTCGATTCCGAACTATGCGATCCGGATTCGCTCGAACTTGAACTGTTCGAACTGTCGCTGTTCGAAGAAACGGATTCAGAACCAGAACTCACGGAATCCGAACCGGAACTTAGCGATCTGCTCGATTGCTCCGAAAGAGAAGAAACCGATTTCGAAGTCTTGCTTTCGCTCAAACTCGACAAACTCGAAACGGATACGCTCGTAGAAACGGATGAACTGGAAATGCTTCCGCTTGAACTGGAAACGGAAACCGAAATCGAATCGGCCGCAGCCTTCCGGCCATTCAAAAAAAGGTGAACGTGATTATCGGTCGCATCCGCGGCCAAGCTACATTCACCAATATAAAAATCGCCGGTTTTTGCTTCGGACCTTGCAACGGCTACGTTGTGACCAACCGCCCAATAAACATCATCGTCCGTATTGAATACCGATGTAGAACGTTTTTGAACACTTATTTCGCCGCGAACCAGGTTTTCGCCGCTGCTGCCATTGGCGATCGATTCCCTGGCCATGTGCGCCGTATAAAGCCCAGAAGCGTTTGCACGCTGCCAGATTTCATTTGGGGCAAGGGCGGATCCGCTGTTGTTCAAAACCGTAACTTGCTCATGTTCATCAATCGAACCAAGCATGTAAGATTCTGCTAATGGATCAGCCATGCCAAAACCCTTTCTTTGATAAAAGTCTGTGGGGGGCCGGTTAAGGCCGCCCCACCTTGTTTATTTCCAATGTTTAGGCATTGGAAGAAATGGAATTGGATGAACTGGAAACAGAATCACTATTCGAACTAAGCGATTCGCTCGAAGCTTCGGAAAGCGAAGAAATCGATTTCGAAGTCTTGCTTTCGCTCGAACTCGAACTTGTGCTTGTCGATGTACTGCTGCTGGAAATGCTGGTCGAAATGGAACTGGATACCGAAATGGTATCAGCCGCATCCTTCCGGGCATTCAAAAACAGCCGCACCCGCGCATCACCGGAAGCTGCCACTTTGGAGCATTCCCCAAGGTAACGATCGCCGGTTTTTGCTTCGGACCTGGCTACCGCATCGTTATGACCAACGCGCCAGTAAACATCATCGTCCGTATTGAAGGTGGATCCGGATTTCTTGGCCACGCTGATTTCTCCGCGAACCAAGTTTTCGCCGGTTGCGTTTGCCGCGATTGTTTCGCGCGCAACATGGGCAACATACAAACCGGATGCATTCGCCCGGAACCAAACCTCATTGGGGGCAAGGGCCGCCCCGCTGTTGTTTGCTACCGAAACCTGTTCTTGCTGATCCATGGCTCCGGCAAGATAGGCTTCATTCAAAGGATCTGCCATTTTTAAAACCTCCGTTAATGGTTACTTTTTCTGTTCAAAATTTCAATTCTTCCTTTGATTGCCTTACTTCTTACGCACCGGCATTCTTGTAAAGGCCCCGGTAATCCGGAATCTTCGGGATGAAGAAATGCTCGACATCGTAAATAATGCCCTTCACCTCGGCCGCTCCACCAACCCGGCTTGCGGTTTTGGGAGTTTCGCGCCCGGCCAGGGTAATCATCAGGGCATAATCCACATCCATCGGATTCGCCATAACGTACCAGGGATAGTTCGTATCGAAGGCATCGATCAGCGGTTCAACCAATGGCTGAATCGTCATGCGGCCTTGAGGTCCAAACTGATTCGGTTCCGGGTTCGTTCCGCCGGGAAGATAGGCCGAACTCGTGTATTGATTCGCGATGTATTCGCGCGAAGGGCCAACGGCCAGGAACATGGGAACGATGTTCAGGTATTGATCGGCTGATTCGCCGCCATCCGGCTGCAACCCCTTGAAGTTGCGGAAAGCCAAATAAGCCGCTGTTAAGGTATCCGCCGTAATCTGTCCACCGGCTCCAACAGCCACCAAGTTTGCGTGCGCTGCTGCGAAAACAGCGGTCGAATCTTCGGTCAGGGTCGGATTGGAATAAAGCAGATTCCAGAACTCATAATTCATCTTCCTGGCGATCGCCCGGCCCCATTTGGCGGGCATATCCGTAAAAACGGAAAGATCGTCATTGATGATGGCTTCTTCCGTAATGGAATGCGCCCGGCCCCACTTTTTCAGCTTCGCCGTTTCCTTTTTGTCCGAAATCTTCCCAAGCTTGGGGGCCTGGCCTTCCGGAATTTCCAGAACATCCGGGCCTTCCGAAGTCTTGTAAAGTTCCCCGGTTTTCAGGTCAGAAAAGGATTTCATGCGCGTAACAAGCTGAAAGGTCGTGTTCGCGTTTTCGTAACCTTTCAAAAGGCTTTTGTTCGCCACGGTTGAAACCACGCTCAAAAGGTCATTGGTGTTGATACCCATGGCCATATTGGGCGAAAACCGGCCGCTTCCGTAAAGCATTTCCAGGAACATGGAACCCACATCCTGGCTGTTTGCTGTATAGGCGCGATTGCCGATGGTCATTCCGGCGCAATGCCGAACCAGGGCTTGAAGGCCGCAATGCGCGAATTCGGAACCATGGGCTTCCTGAATTTTCTCCTTGTCGGTTTCGATCCCTGCCCGAACCATGATGGCATTCGTCAAACCTTCAATTTTCTTGCTTTTTTCGTCCCCGGTCACTTTGGCATCGGCCACGCTCTGGTTGCCTTCCAAATGGGCGTCCAGCATTGCCGCGCGCGCTTCATCGACTGTTTTGTTTTCATCGATAAGCTTTTGCGTGAATTCCTTTTTCAACTTTAGGCTTTCACCGATTGAGTTGATTTCGGAAATCCGCGTGCGTTCGGCCGTTGCCGCTTCCTCGCGGGCTTTCTTAGCCGCTTCCTCGATTTCCTTTTGGTGCGCTGCTTTGGCGGGATCCGCCATCTTCTCCGCATCAAGCTGGGCTTTGGTTTTCAGAATTTCGCCCTTCTCGTTTACAAGGTTTCCGTTTTTGTCGTAGAATTCCATCCCCGACACTCCTTTGGTTTTTGGTTTACCCGCAGATTTGAAAAATTTATTCGAATCGTCTTCATTTGCAAATTCTTGTTTTACAAAACCGTTTTTCCTTGCGTGCGCCCTGGCTTCGCTTTCGGACCAAGTTCCCTTTTTGTACCGGCATTCTTGATTTTCCCATTCGCCGGTTTCTTTCCGTTTTCCAGCGATAATCGAAAATGTCTTTTTCGATGATTCGTCCCGTTTTGTCATTCGGGCAAACTCCGAATATTCTTCCGGGTCATTCAGAATAAAACAATGTTCGTTTTGTACCTCGCCATCGTATTTCATAACGGCCGCGAAAACATTTTCAGGAATTTGAAGCTTGCCAAAATGGTTTTCCGGTTCCTCAACGTCAACCGGATCAATCATTTCATCCGCCAGGCCCCATTCCACGGCTTCCTCTGCAGAAAGCCACGTTTCCTCGTCCATGGCCGCCGCAATTTCTTCTTCGGTCTTATCCACCGCATGCCGCTGATAGGCTTTTACCGCGCTTTTTTTGATTTTGTCCAGCAAATCAGCATCTTTCCGAAGCGCCTTTGAATCGCCCGCGGTCATGATTTGCGGATTGTGAATCATCAAAAAGGTGTTTTCCGGCATCACAATGTGATCGCCGGTCATGGCAATGATGGAACCCATGCTGGCCGCCCAACCATCGATAAAAACCGTGATTGTAGCATCCTGGGCTTCCAGAAAATTATAAATCGCGTTCCCCTCAAATACGGATCCGCCAGGTGTGTTCAAATGCAAATCAATGTGTTTCGGGTTTTTCGCTTTCACCTCATCGATGAAGCTTCGGGCCGTGATTCCCCATCCGCCGATCTGGTCATGAATCATGATTTCCAGGGTATCACCCTTTTTTTGCATTTTGAACCATTTTTTCATGGTCTTTTTTCCCCTTCTTTATAATCGGCTGATTGCCCTTTTTAAGCAATTCGAACCTTACGGCCGATGCTCTTTTATTCTTGATTACTTCCATCGTTTACCATTTCATCAAGCTTTTCCTCAATCATTTGTTCAACCTGTTGCTGGCCGCTTTGCATACCACCCTGCATACCTTCATTCATTGAAATTTCGAATTTTTCTTCCAGGGCCTTGATTCTGCTTTTCTCAACCGCGATTTGCTCCAACTCCGCTTCCCAGTTTTTGCCCTTATTTGCATAATGCTCTTTCAAGGTAAGCATGTTGTTTTTGCGAAGCTCGATTTCCGCCCGGGCATCTTTATATGGGTCAACCCAATCGAACCCAGGGGGCATCCAATGGCATTCCTGAAACATCCACGGATCCGCAAGGTAGTCATTGAAGGTATAGGGGGCCATTTTACCGGATAAAAACATCCAATAAACGAACCGGCTCCAATCAACTTGGCAAAATTCCTTTATAAACCAAGCTTGGGTCATGCGGAAGATGCGCCGGTCCTCGATCACGTTCGCCCGCGATGCCGCGAAATTCATTCCTTCCAAATCCTTTGTAGTAATCTGGTAGGAAAGCCCGGTTCCCATGGCAATCATGCGCTGTAAAAGCCGCATAAACGGATTAAAGTTTTCGCTTATTTTATCATCCGATTGGATAACTTCGGGCTTTGTTTTGGTGGAAATGATGCGGGCCGGTTCCCATTTTATGCGGTTCGAAGAATCTTTGCCTTTCCAAAGCGTTGCGCCATCTTCCGGCTTTACCCACATGGCAATCATGGCCTGGATGCGGGATGCAATCGATTTATCTTCCATCGCATTGTCGGTATTCCATAAATATTTTAGAACGGGGGCCTTCCAGGGAACCCCGATATATTGCTGCAGCCGTTCGCGCGCAAAGCGAATATCCATTTTGTCGGCTGATACCGGGCGATCCATACCGCCAACCCAGAACTGGCGAACCGCGCCGTATTTGTCAAGGTCAATACCAAATTGCCTTTCACCGCTTTTCGGCACGCTTTCCATGGTCGAAATATTCCAGTCTTTTGACCAGTCCAAACGGTCCGGTTCAATCATCTGGAAAGCAACCGGCAAATAATCGCCTTTTTTGGATTTTACGGTATTGCACAAAACCGAACCGGAATTGATAATGGTTTTAAACCCAAGTTTTTGGGCCTCATAATACGTGCCGCGGCCATCCCGGGACCATTGGTCGTTGTGCCGCTTCCAGCCTTCCGCAAGCTTTTGGTTCAATTCCTTTGCCAGTTCGCCGTTAATCCGGATAACCGGTTCCGGCCGGATACCCTGTCCGATAACGTTTGAAATATAAACCCGGTCGATCGCATTTGAAAGGCCCTGGTTCGCAAGCGAAAGCCTGGACCTGGAAATCATGCGCTTTAAATCGTTTTTGGTGTTATTGTAAAAGGTATCGGTTGTGGTTGACCAATCATTGTAAAGCCTGGTCGAACTTGCCGCATCGTAATAAAGCCCGATGTTTTTCTGGAAGGAATTGAACATCTGGCCAATATCCGGTATAAAGGCCGGATCCGCGCCCAGGCCGAAGCCTATCTTTGCCATTGCCGTTCCGATGCGCTGGAAAAGTCCCATTAAGATGGCTCCATAAAGATTATGTCAAGCATGCCGCCATGCGTATCCGATGCGTTTTCCGATTCCATCCATTGCGCGAATTCCATTAAAGCCTTTACGCTTTCGAAGCGATGCTGCCGGTCCCCAACCTGGACATAAGTCACACCCCGCGCCGCTATCTCTTGCGCTTTTGCCTTAACCGCCAGTATTTCTGCACTTGTAAAAGCCATAATAAAAAAAAATAGGGGATCAGTTTTTAGGCTGATCCCCCAACGGAATGGGGGGCAAGGCAATTAAGCCCGCCCCCGAAATGCAAACTTTGTGACTGGCAAAGTTTGGCACAAATTACCCCTTTAAAAAGATAATGCCGCTTTGCCAGTCTTTTTTATTATACGTTATTTTTTTGAAACTGTCAAACTTTTGTCTAATCGCCTATTTAAAGCCTGAAAGAATCTTAACTCGAAAAGTTCTTTATTTGCAGTCCAAAGGTCCGGATATTTCCTTGCTATTTCGAAAATAGCCATCCATTTATGCCACAAAAACCGGATCGGAAATAAGCTTTTATAGAATTTTGCAAAAATAGTTTTAATCATCATTTCCGCCAACGTGCCGCTAAACGGCTGACAGTTCGCGCAATTTTTCATACAATGACATGACGGCATAATGTTCGTGATGTGTTTCACAAGCAAGTATAAACTTATCTAACAATGCGCGAATTTCAGCCTTCGGTTGTTTGGTGATAGTTGGGGGCGATACCTTTTTTTCCGTTGGCGTGAACCATTCATCAACCTCGTTCTTAAAAACACATACGCTGTCAGTTGAGCATGAATAATTACCGCAAGAGTGAAATATTTGGACCTCGCCGTCCCTATCATCGTACTCAACCCACCAGCCTGTTTTTATTAAGTGCCTGTGTATCACGCCAACCTCCTATAAATTTTCCTCGCCCCTGGCTTTCACCAAACTACCCAAATGATGAACAACATCTTCACGTAGAAATATTTTCCATGCTTCTTGCCCACGGCTTCAATGGCTCCGGTCGGTTTTTATTCTCTGCCACCAGAATAACTCTATCCGCTGGCCGCTCAACGTGCAACCGACCTTCATCAACCCACTTCCGGGCAGTGGAAATTGACACCCCCCGCAGCCTCGCCCATTCCGATAATCGAACCATTTTTGTTTTCATATTTCTATATATAACTTGTTAGATTAATAATGTCAACGCAAAAAATGAATTTATCCATCAAAACCCCCCGCGTAAAAAGTAATTTGGCCTATCCGGTTCGTCTATGCATGAAATCGAACTGGATGATTTCGGTTTTTCTTTGCTTATCGAATTCGTTTCCTTGTTCAGCCATGCCATGGCCTTTTTGTGCGCCGTTTTGGAAAGAATGCCCTTTTCGAAAAGGGTTTCAACGGTTTCGGCTTCATTCATATCAAAAACCGCGCCTTGCGAAATAGTCACTATCCGGCCCATTTTCATCTTGTTCAATTTCAACCTGTCTTTGGCTTTTCGCCGGAACCGGCTGCTCGATTTCGCGAATAGTCGATTCATCAAATAGCGCCCGGTCAAGTTCAAGCATCTTCGCGGCCGCGTGCGCGTAATTTTCACAACTCCGATAATGGTTCGGGTTCACCTTCACCCAAACAAGCTTCGTTCCCCCGGACCTTTTCGGTTGCGGTTCAAAATATTCATTTTTCACTTGCTCCAAATAATCCGCATCTATATTATCCGGCAACCAAAACGTTTTCGAACCCATTATCTTTCCAAATTCTTTAGAAAGTCTTTCGCTTTGGCCCTGGTAATGATCCCCGGTTTTGGATTCCTCAACGAACGGCTTTGTATAATCAAGCCGCGGGCTTCCAACATACGCCCGAAGCGCCGGGATTTGGGCCGTGATATAATCCACATCTTCTGCCCTATGCCCGCCCCTATCCATGAATCCCAAGGTTATTTCCAGCTTTCGGCCATCTTCCCGCTTCCATTCCGCATTCCAAGCGCCATTCATAAATCGCTCAAAAGCCAATTGCCGCGGGTCAATGCTGGTCCCGGAATCGGTTTGGCTTTGCTTTATGGCGGATTTTATAAAGCCATTCTTTATCAAATAGGTTGCCATGCCGCGCCCATATCCTCGCACAACGTAATAAAAGCCATCGTCCTGGACATCAACGCCCATGGTAAGCACCAGAACCGCCTTGGGGATGGATCCGGCCTTATATCCGCCTATTCTGGTCAAAAGGTATTCGGAAGAAAGCTGTTTAGACATTTCTTCCCAAAATTCCGCCCGGTCCTCATTAACGAAAAGCTGGTAGGTATCGGATCCGGCCCGCCGCGCCTCATAAAACGCCGCCAGCCGGTCAGCGAATGGGATGCCGAAGTCCAAAAGCCTATCCCAATGGAAAGCCACGCTTTTACGGTTTGCCCGGCCTGTAATTTCGCCATTTCGGGAAATTTTCTCATTTTCTGCAGCCCAAACGCCTTTTTTGTCCAATTCCGGCCGAATTTCTTCCGGAATCGGCCGTTTGCACTTCGGGCAACGGTAAAAAGCCGCTTTTTCCCGGGCGATTCTTTCCGGATTATGGTCCAAAACACCTTTCCGGTTCGGCTTTTCGATAATATTTTTGTCCTGCAGTCTGTGATATTCACCGCATGATGGGCAAGGCAAATATCTTTCCAGGCGCAAAACATCGGCCCGCCGTTCTTCCAGGTTCAAACAATCGCCTTTTGTAAGCGGTGAAGATTCGAAAATGGCCTTATGCCGCCCGATTATCCGATAAGCGGATTGCCGCCGTTTCAGGGCCTCAAGCGGATTCCAACCCTTTTTAATCTTCCATTTGCTAACTTCGGATGCATAAATCAACCCATAACCGAAAGAAGCAATATCGGACCGCGCTTCGGCCGAAGCCACGCGCATATAAAGGTGATTAAGCTTGATTCGCTTCCTGGTTAAATCATCATCGAACCCGGACCAGTATTTGCGGATGCATGGTGTTTCCCGGATAAACGGCTTTACCCTGGATTCGAAAACTTCCTGGACAACTTCCCTTTTTGAATAGCAAAAAATGGTATTCATCGGAAGATTGTCGATGGAATAAGCCACCATAACCTCAGCCAATAGGCTTTTGCCGAATTGCGTTGGCCCGCGAAGGATAATGGTATCGTATTTGAG